TGTTCTGGCCGTACCACCAGCGAAAGCAAGCGTGTGAGCAACACTGTTACCACCAGTGCCAGCATACTTGACGATGACGTAACTGTTTGCGGGAGGCTCTGCTGAGGCAGTTGTCTTTGCTGTTGTAGCTGCAGCATCGGATGTTGTGACTGTTGTTGTCGGCGCCAAAATAACCGGAACGCCATTGCTAGCGAAAACCGCAAGCTCCTCAACTGCCTGATTCTGGTTGATGCTCGGCTGCGAAACTAGCACCGCCTGCATGTTTGCTTTATGAACACTCATGTTATCTTCCTTTCAAAAAGTTTTTGATTTTAATTTGCATTTAAAAGAGCTGTAATAGCGGTAGCTCCACTAAATCTGAGTGCTTTATCAACGGCATCAGTGGCTGGAGCATAACCCGTATAGTTTCTACCTCTTCGCGTCGGTAGAAAATCTATTGTTTTGGTTCCGCCATAGTATAAAAGAAAATCTTTAATACTTGCGTTTCCTTCTCGAACTCTTTTATTTCTGGCAAGTAGGCGTTCTCCTCGTCGAAGTGAACCTCCTCTAAGACCACGACCTTTTATTAGATCGATGGGATGGCCTGCTAGATCGAGTCCGGCTCGGAATCTATCAAAACCGTCGTCGCCTCTTTTTTTTCCAACTTTTACTAAAAGATTTGCTCGGTTATCTCTTCGAACGCCCCACTTCATGCCTTTAACTCCAAAGTGAGCCAAAACTTCATCAATCTCATCGTCCGAAAGACCGTTGTGCTCGAGATAGTCTCCTAGCTGATCGATTTCTAATTCATCCATCTTTCCTACTCATATGCGTCTTTGTGTGATTTGTATGCAATATATGCGTCCATTAATGCTGAGACGTTATCGATCTTTTCATCTTTTCGTTTCTTAAATAATTTTCTATTACCATTTGTGTCTTCCAGAGTAACTGCGTTACCCATTGCAAAACTCATAAGATCTTGATCAAATATCAACATTCTTTGTTCGCTGAGAATCTTTAATTCTCCGAGAGGGACCGATTCTGTCTTTGCGCCTTGAATAACTTTCTCAATACCATAGGGACCATTCTCTGATTCCCATCGAGCAACAAACTCTTTTGCGTTGTATGGGTCAAAGCCAAACGTTCTTACATCATACTCTGATCTTTGAATAAACTGATCTAAATCGTCATAGATTTCCATCATGTCTAAAACGGTTCCCTCAAGAACATGAAGACTATCTTCGGCAATAAAACTTTCGTACTTTGCTCGCATCGCCGCTGGCAGTTGCATCAGAGTAAGCGACGAAATATAACTTCTTGTTTTTACACCAAAACATCCATTTGAAAGCGGAAACAAAAATGTAAAAGCACAGAAGTCGTCGCCTTGCGATAAGTCTGCTCCAAGAGAACATGGCATTCCCCAAAACTCTCTTGCCCGATGTGGTATTGTTTCTTCGTAGGTGAAAAAGTAGGTGTACCCCTCCATTGGAATTCCAAACCGCTTCGCCAGAATATCATTTCTCGATGCTGGTGCTTTTTCGGCTCGCTCAACATCAAGATGATACACATCATATGTTACTGTTTGGCCGAGGTTAGGGTTGGCTTTCAACCATGTTTCAGGATTTGCAACTTCTTCAACATCATCTAATTTATAGTGCCAAATCGAAATATGCGGTGCTTGATAGTCGCCTCTCAAAATTGAAGCCAATTCCATTTTGATGGTATCTCCAGAACCGTTCCTCACAGTTCCTTCCGAACTAATCGCAAGAATTAAATAGTCATCAAGTTTTGATGCGCCTTGTTCAATGGCACCGACTACATCTTCTCGAATATCACCAGATAGCCATTCGTCGATAGTTGAGATTTTTGGTCGAAGACCCTGAAGTTTTGTAATAGACATCGGTCGAATCTCAAGAAGAGATCCAGTGAGCATGTTTTCAATGCCCTTTTTTGGAGAAGCTAGCTTTACTCTTTCTGCTCGAGAGCCAGTTGTGTTCTGAAGTGAACCTTCAGTAAGAAATTTAAAGAGCGGACCTCTTGACCGAGTAATGGCTGTTCGAAAAGGTGATACTACTTCGTCAGCTTGCTTCATTGTTGGAGCTGTTGTGATTTGATGAGTAGTTGAGGTATCGACGTTTAAAAAATAACTTTGTATGCACATCGCATACATCGACTTTGCAGCGCCTCTCGCTACGATCAAATATTGTTTTGTGGTCAGTCTTTTCTTGACCATCTTCTTAACGTAGCTGCCCCGACTACCTTCTTGTCCTGGCTGATAGACACTTCTTTCAACAAAGTAGTACCATCCAAAAATTTGTTCCGCCCAGACTTTAAAGGAGTCAAGAAGATGTAGATCACTACCATCTGTTAGCGTGAGTTCATTCTCACAATACTTTACGAAACCTTCTACTGCCATGTCATCATAATAAATATTAGGATTGGCGATAAGATCATCGATGCGATTCATCTCTAGAGAAATCTCTCTATTAACAGGAATTTCTCCAGAGAGAACCTTTTGTCGAAAATCAAAATAGTAACGAGGCGTGGCTATATTAGATAGTGTCATAGCCAGCTCCTTTTTATTTTCGTACTAAGTGAATGACGTAATTCCAGGATTGATA